AGCATATTCATCTGATTCAGAAAAGAGAGTTGTAATCTTATTGTTATTATCTTCAATTCTACCCTTACCTTGCTGTTCCAATTCATCCATAAACTCAGTCTGCATCTTAACCTTATCATTAAGAGATTCTTTTTTGAGAGATAAAGTTCTAATATCTTCCCTTAGTCCTCTAATCTTCTCCTTAATTAAATTATTCATTGAAGAAAAAATCTTAATATCTAAAAGATCTTCTATCACTTCCCTTCTGTTAGTAGCACTCAATTGCATGAAAGGAACAAAATTACTACTACCTAAGATAACAATTTGGGTAAAAGATTTATAGTTCATCTTTATAACATTTTGCTCTAACCATTTCTGCTGATCATTAACTGAAGCAAATTGATCCATACAGATTCCATTCCTATGAATCTCAAATAAATTTGGTTTGATTGCTCTGACTACTTTCCATTGAGTTTCTGCAATACAAAACTCTACTTCAACTCTACAGTCTTTTTCATTGACTGTATTAATAAGCTGTGACTTACTAATCTTTCTAAATGGTTTGTTGAATAAGCTAAATGTTAAAGCATCTAATACTGTACTCTTTCCAGAACCATTTGTTCCAACAATCAATGTTGTGGAGTCTTGATCTAGATTAATTTCTGTGTATTGATTTCCAGTGGAAAGGAAATTCTTCCACCTAATATTCTGAAATACTATCATTTTCTAAAGGTGGAATAACAATGTCATTTCTTGTAATTACAGAGTATCTGTAATCATGCATCTCGCAGGTTTTAATCACAACTTTACCATCAACTTCAATTACATGCATTTCTGGATAATCCTGATCTTCTAATAGAAGAGCATACCTAATGGCATCATCCTCATCTTCAAAAAGATAAAGAACTTGTTCTCCATCTTCCCCTTCAACTGAATATGCACCTTCAGTCTCTTTACCCTCTACAGTTAGAATAAACATTAGACTAACTCACAGGCTTCTTGATAGACTTCTTGTATCAATTTTTGAACTCTTGATCTATCAAGATCTATTTCTGCCTCCTCAATATACCTATTGAGAATAGACAGAGTATCTTCAGATTCAAATGCTTCAAACTCAGCAGATTCTTGTAGAGCAAAATTCTCTACAATTTTAAGTTCTGCCACATTAGCATTATACACCTTATCAATAAACTTTTCAAACTGCACTTGATCACTCTTATGTCTCACAACTACCTTTACTATTTTATTTTCCAACTCTCTTGCATCAAATAATTGATGATCATTGTCATTGTAATAAATGATGTGATGAAGTCTGTATGGATTATTGACTGGAGTATGTTCTAATGTCTCTGTATCAAATAAATGAAATCCTCTATTAACATCATTCACATCATTCCAAAACATCTCATATGGATTACCAAGATAGTAAATGTTATCTTGATTTGATCTGCAATGATAATGTCCAGAGAATGTCTTTTTAAATTTCTTAAATATATCCCACTCCATTCCATGTTCCATCATATGACCTGGTGTAGCTCTGAATCCATTCAACTCAAGATGTCCCATACACACAGGAGATCTTGACTTATTAATCAATCCTACACTCATCTCCTTATTATCACTATTAATCCAAGGCACAAGAGTAATATTACAATCACCTACCATTATAGATGATACTTCAGAGTATACTTTAATATTATTATACTCACGTAGTAATAGATCTACTGCATTTATATCATTAGTATTTTTATAGTATGCTGTATGATTACCTACTATAGTATGGACAGTGATGTCCATGTCTCTTAATCTATCAAAATAATTATCCTTTGCCCATGTCAATGCAGAAAAATCAATTCCCTTTCTACTATCAAAAGTATCACCCATATCAATAACTGTGGTGATACCTTCTTTCTCTAATGTAGGAAAGAAAACATTATTATAAAACTTTAGGAAATAGTCATGAAAAAGTTTTGAATTTTTTCTAGCTCCAAAGTGCTGATCAGTTATGATTGCAACTTTCATTAATTACGTAATTTGGAATGAACCGCATCCTTGATTTGATTATACTCGCTATAGTTTCCATCGTCAAGTGTATCTCTTTCAAATACCTGTTCATATCCTGTCTTCTCCAATATCTTATTCTTAATCTCTAATTGCTTCTTCTCCTTCTGTATTCTACGTAAGAAAGCGTAATGAATAATCTGAGTAAAGTAAGCAAATGGGTTTTGAGATTTCTCAGGATTGAAATTGTGTATGTATTGCACACAGTTTTCAATACCATCTGATATCATATCCTCCTTAAACATGTAGTTAACAAAGTTTGGTTTGAAGGATAGATGAGTAGCAATCTTCAGAAAGCATTCTCCAATGTATCTGGGTATTCTTGGTTTTTCATTACCACGAATTTCTGCTATCTCCCTGTCTTCTCTAAGTTTAATTAAAGCTGCAAGGAACTCTTTGTTATTCACATAGTGTTCAGATCTTTTTCTTCTACCCATAATTCTTGCAGGACTCATATCTATACTCTCTATTATGTATTAATTATAGCATCCAACACAATAGTTGACAAGGTATCAATCTAACAGTAGAATAACTCTGTGGGGTTTCAAGGTCAGGTATTAGCTTTTGTTATAAAGTTTCTCTAAAGACTTCTTTGCTTCTTTGATTGTAGATATATAACCCATTTTTCTATTTAACTTTTTCTCTGGCTTGTATGTGTAATCTTGTTGTTTAGAAAATGCTTCATGCATAGCTATAGTTTCTACATCATTAGATTCATTTAAAGTAAGAACATCTTCTAAATTTACAACAAAAATATCATCTTTGCTGGTCTTCAACCAAGGTTCTACTTTGTATGCATACACAGCAGCTCCTGTTCTGTTTTTAACTTTTTCAATTGTAATAGGAGATTCTAACAGTAAGAATGTTCTATCTTCCTCTTCACTATATCCTACTCTAGCGAATATTTCTTCACCAGATTTAAATTTAATAGTGGCATAAAAGTCTTCTTCCATTATTTTATTTGAATAGTAATTATTTCATAATTAAAATTTTCTTCATTATAAATTTTAATTCTTTCAATCAAATGATTGAGGGTATAGTTTTTTCTTGAGTTATAAGTACAGTCATCTCCAATATCATAGAGAGTAGCTTTTACTTTATCTTTACCTTTTCTGAGAACTCTGCCAATTGATTGGAGATTTCTAACTCTGGACTTGGAGGGACTGGCGAAGATGACGTTGTGCAACCGCTTGATGTTAATGCCAGTACTGAAAGTACCATAACTGGCAACAATAATTGC